CTGAGTTGCACAGACTGCACCTGGTTTTCACACCAGGAACGTCACTGGACGTATTATCGCTCCACCTCTCCATGTACGGAGCTGGTGCCAGGGCCATAAGAAAAACAGTATGACGGCACTTTGAGTAGCAAAGATCTTTTCTCCCCGTTGGTCACGTATAACCGAGGCTGGTCACCTCCCTCCACCCGTCTAGCGAGCGTCCTTGGATCACACCACAATTAAGCTGGTTTGCCACGGATATACGTTTTACGGAGAACGACCAGAGTTATTGCCTAAGCAATATTTCTTTGATTATCATAAACTCAAAGAGAATATATTTTATTTAACAAATCTGATCGGCACTCTTGTGACAAATCCGAACTCGGATGGGTCACAGAATGTCTTTGTCACGGCCTTCTCGATTGCGCTGTAATTGCAATCAGCAAAGTAACCATGAATTGGTTCCCGGGGCACCGTACGGTACCCAGGCGAGAACGGCCCAACGCCTAGTACCTCGTAAAATTTACTCACCACTACGGATCTTTTCGATCGTAGGCGTTTAGCTTTTGCAGGTACATCAGATTTCACATTAACCTTGACTTCTTTCTTGATCAAAAGCGATCCATAGAAGGAAACAAGATTAGTGTCCAAAACCGTAGGCAGCAACCACTCAGGACTTAACCGGTGACGGTCGAATGTAACACCGTCCAACCAAATAAGAACCCGTGCGGCTGCCGAAAGGATTGGAACCCTAAGCTCTTCGATCTCCACTGCTAGGGGATCGAAGATAGACTCATCAGTAACTGTTACGTTAAATGAATTATGAATTAATTCATAAGCGTAAAGGAAACCCCCTAAAACCCTCATTACTCGTAATGATGATGAGGCGTTTGACGGGTGTTCTTCCAGTTCCTTGATAGTATAGTCATTAGATTTCACCTTCTCGATGATCTCTAATGGTGCTAAAGGGTCCGATTCAATCGACTTCTTGTACTTAGCCATTGAGTCTGCTTCCGGAAATATGATATTGTTGGAGAAAATCTTCAAGAAACTCATAATCCGTGTGGCGGGACTCATAAGGAAAAGTACAAGGAACTGCGTTGAAAGTATTAGGTAATGGAAGACGTATTCTTTGGTCCGATCATGCACTGATAAGATATTTAGTGAGTCATCACCAAATAATTTCTCAGCACGCTGATCGAAACCGCAGGATGCGAATTTCGGTACTAACGTACTTACAAAGTGATTTGTAAAAATCGTAGGTAAGTTCATTCTAAAGCGGAAGGTTTTTGTAGATGTCTCTATCAGTAACACCCCTGCCCACTCAATAAGTGTAAGTATATTTTTATATACACCTATTGGGCGAGGAGAAGATGGTAGTGTACACTCATATGAAATAGGATGAGCTCCCATGCTCATTCTAACCCATAATTGTGCACTGCATTCGTACAGCATCAGAAATGATGCTAGTGCGAAAGCTGATAGAAACGGTTGAAGTCTAGACTTTTTGTTAGAACATAACAGAGAGATAGGCTGAAACGACAAATACATTAATTCCCGCTTACCTGAATACTGTATAGGTAATGCGCTAATTACTGCGTTGAGTAAAACTCGCGGAGTAGGAAGTGCATAACCTCGGTCTAGCATCTTGCGAACGCGAGATGTTATATCGAATGGGTTGAGGGAGAAATTCCACTCACCCCAATATATAGTATTCAAATGAACGCCACTACGTACGAATCGTTTAGCGAACTCAAACGATCCGTTTTTCGAAGAGAAGCCCTTCGCTGGGTTAATCTTTACTCCAATGAGGTTACAAAAGTAGAAATACCAATCTGCAACTGCTCTCTCGTAATCTGAAGAACAGAACAATACAATATCATCTCCTAGGAGCTGATAACGTAGATACCATCCTTTACCGTTAAATAAAGGGTTGTCACTACGTATCTGTATCTTCATATACGATCGAGAAATTCGACGAAATAGCTTCACCATTGAATCCGATAAGGTCATTGTAATTCCTTTCGGAAGCTCTGGTGGTCCATCACCTGGTTTAAACCCCAGAAGTGCAAAGTAAGCACACATCTGGACTAAGATATGGTGAGTAAGCGTAAATACAGCCCATGAGGAATAAGTTCCCATAGGGTGACCGCATCGATAACGCACCACCTTCTCCTTGTGAGTTTTCACACGAGGAAGTAGAGTGAAATCGAGTGAACGGATAATACTAGCCCATGTTGTAGCCAAACGGCTTGCAGCATCGGCGCTAAAACCACACCACACAGCTAAGATACCCACAACTGGGATCTGAACTGCGAGAGGTAGGCGATCGGTCGCTGATGACAAATCATACGATCGAAGCTCACTTCCTCCTATATCTGATATACGTTTGACGCCTCCTTCCTGATCGAAAGTACAATCAGTAGGGATACGTCTAAGTATAGAAAATATAAGAAGATGGATAGGTTTAAATATTATCTGGACAAAATAGGAAGGAATGGCGACAAGCCGGACTTTCCCATTTGCTGTGTATATACGCCCAATCTTACCGTTTCTAAACTTTGGAATATATACATCAAACATGTCTGATACAGAGGTGATCACAGCTTCTGTTACTGCCGACATACGTCGGACAATAATAGGAAGATTATGATTACCAATGATCTCGCAGTAAGATGTAAATAAACCAAAGAGGACCGGGTCACGGACAAGAGCTATAGAGTCGAAAACAGAAGACAGAAGGGCATGGCCATTCGGCCCCGCCTTATTCGTAAAGAAGTATTTCACAAGTCCCAGAATTGTTACATATTCTGACTTATCCTCATTGACGAAAGAGCCCGAGTAATTGTTTTTCTTTATCTCGGGTTTCTCCATACAAGAAGAGATAATAGGCACCCATGTTGCAAACAGGGTGGTGTCCGCACTACTGATAGACGGCTTCTCTGTAATGGAAGAAGTGGAATCAGGTCCTGCATATACATACATCCTACCTATATCGAGGGCGAAAAGGCAAGCAGCAATTGCTGTCTTATCTCCTGCGACTACAAGTAGACGTAAATATAGAGGTATCAGCTTCGGTAATCCGCGTGGATCTATCGAAACTACTACACCTATAGATATATGCTCGGGCGTGCCAGCAAGGTACTTAAAGACAAGCCGCTTGGCTTCCTTGAAAACCTTGGTGGAATGACGTAACGACGTGTAGTACCATGTATGATGAAAGTATAACACCATAGCTATGACACACCACGCTATCTGAGAGGAAAACTGGTGGAGGAATATAACAGATTGCATTGTCGAAAAACAACGTACCAAGTAACCAACTGCATCATTTATCTTAGTGTTTGGAGATAAAGGACACTTAACAGAGTCTTTAGGCTGAGACGCCTTAAGATCTGATAAAGTCGCTATGGAAGGATGGACAAATGCAGCCCAGCTATATACATCTGTTTGAATAAGAGGGTACAAAAGGCGTTTCTGCCTTGATAACCATCGAGTTGAAATAGAAGATATAATCCGCGGGGGGAATTTTGTTTTATCTGATCCAGGGTGATAAAGTGTTCTAAGCTCCTTACGTACGGAGACACAGGAAGACTGGAGTTTCTGGTATGCAACCGCATCCAGA